GATCGGTTGAACGATCCGCCATACCATAAAATTTGAGTCCTTGAGAGTGTCGCTTGTCACCGACATGCTTCGCGGTTGTGGCAGAGATTTCATCGAGTTGGGTGCTTTCCTCAAATCGATACGGACCATCATGATCCTGGGCCCGTTGACCGTGCATACCTGTCGCCGGCATCGGCATGACCTTGATATTCTTCCATTGGGTCATAGGCACGCCCTTGGGATGAAGGCCGCCAACACTCACGGCCTGTTTCATGGCATCAGTTCTATCTTTGGCCAATACTTCCCAACGTTTACCCTCATGATCGATGACCATCCAACTAGATTCTTGTACCATGGATTCATCCATCGTTTGTGCTGATTCAAATTGCCCTGGGGCAGATTTGGTCACATCATTCGGGGACGCCTTGGCCGCACCCAGATGATAGCGATTCTTGCCAGGACGAACGGGGGTAATATTCAGATGCCCAGTGTCATGGACATGAATCACCCGATGGACCTGTCCTGCATGGGGGCCGATCTTGGGTACGACATGATCACCAACTTTGTATGCTTCTCTGAGAGGTTCCATTAACGTGTCTCCTTATGTCCGATCATCCGGTTCGTCGAATTCTTCTACGTATTGCGTCGGAATACCACGGAGGGCATTCATCATTTCCGACAAGGACTTCTTGGCAGGTGCCGCAGGCGCGGGCGGTGCTGGCGGCGCGAGATGCAGCTTGGCCGCTTCAAATTTCCGAATTTCTTTATTCCATTCAGTATGATGCTCTTTTGGTAGGGCATCGCGCTTCTTATACAGGGTATTCAAGTGCATTTGTGTTCCGGTATGACCGAGTTCCTTGGCCTTCTCGAATGTGCCGACAGGTCCATCAACGGCTTCCATGAGGAAGGCTTCAAATGCTTCATTGACCGCTTTCTTCCGAGGCGGTGTTGCTGTTTTTGCTTTGGTAGTCTCGGCAGCACGTTTCTTCTCTTCTGGCGTCGGAGGGGCCTCACGTTGTTGCAGCTTCCCATGCAAGGAGAAATGGGTGACTTGGCCACCCTTTCCGTACTTTCCAAATCCATAATATTCCAATCCCTTGGCTCGGGCTTCCTCAGAGGCCTCAGAATTAGGATCGGGATTAGACTTCACAGGTTTCATTTTTGGTCCTGTGAACTTTGGAGGTGCGTCTTTGATGAGCTTTGTGGCCATCTTCGGTTGATTAATCAGATTCCCCAATGATTTCGCAATCCATTGCTGGGCCGCTGGATGGGCAGGTGGCGCCTGGGTAAATTTCTTGATGGTCTTATGGAGATCGGCCAATTCTTCTTCTTTTTGTTGCACGACCTCAGGTGGCGCCGTCTTATGATCTTCTGAATTATCATATTCATGATAGTTATCGGTCCCAAACATCTTGGCATAGTCGACCCGCTGATCCTGTGACTTCTGCCATTTGGCCGCGCGAATCTTCTCTGGGACCATGCGACCACCCCGTTGACCGCGGGCGATATTGCGGTCGGCCGAGACTTTATCGGACGCATGAACAAAGACGAGTTTGGCATCATACCCCTCGTCTTCCAACATACCCTTGAGTTTCTTGATTTTGGTCTTATCGTCTCCTGTGGAATTGATAATCATCCCATTCTTCCCATGCAGGGCCAGACGATGACGGAGGTCTGTGACAGACTTAGCGCGGGCCCGCACGGCATCCCGTTGATCCTTTTCGGACTCTGGCATCTTCTTGTCCAGCTTCTTCTTGTCCATCATGTATTCCAAGGCCACGTCTGAATTGATTTCGACCATACCATGGCCGTCCAGGGACTTGTGCATCACAAAGTCTTTACCTGATCCAGGTCCGCCTGCCAGGAAGACCGCCTTGAAGATCCCTTGATCATGGACGCCTTCCATCAGATACTCAGTGTCCTCGTTTAATGGCGCAGAGGATATGTTCGATGCTTGTTGATCCTGGGATTTGAAATTGGCCCACTTGAGGCTCAATGGGGATGGATGCGTCACGGACTCATGCAGACCTTGTCCTTTACGGACATCATGATACAATTCCCTGGCATGGGCCGTTGCGGATGGCGCCACACCCTTCTTGAATTCAGAATAGTTACCTTTTTTGGCATGTTCGCGCATCTTGCTGGCTGACATTCCTTCAACTCCTTTGGCATCAGGGTCCCGGTGACCGGCTGAATGGACCGTGATAGACTTGAACTTAAACCCATGACCTTCTTTATCGAAGTGGCCATTATATTTATGTAATGAGTCATGGAATTCCTTGACCCGATCTGATCCCACGACCACATGAAGATGCTTGGTGCCCGCCTTATGAAGCAGGGCGGCATGATGAAAAATCGTAGGATGTTTGGGGGAAGACGCCGTGACATGCGTACCTGGAAAGGCTTTCTTGGCGTGCTTGAGCTTATCGGCCGTGCTCAATGGATTCTTTTCGGCATCTTGGGAATGACTCACGACCACATGATGATCGGCATGATGTTCCTGGGCGACTTCGTGGACCTTATGGACAAGCTTGGCGTGTCCGGCGGTTGGTGGATTCATGCGGCCAAAGGTCAGGACGGAATGTTTCTCTGTGGCTTCATTGACCTGTTCAGTGACTTTTTTGGTAAAGGACTTGGGATACGCTTTGGTGGCATCGATCAGATCCGCAATCTTTGCTGAGGCTTTATAGACAGAAATTGGAACATGGGGGTTCTGATTCAAGAGCGCGAGCCAACGATGATGACCGTCCATGATAATGAAATCACTGGAGATTATCACAGGCACATCCAGGTCCTCTCGGTCCTTTGACATGAAATGCTCGACCTTGGAGGTATTGAAATTGCCCTGGGCAGCCGTCAACAGGTTCGCAGGCACCTTGGTCTGGAGAAAGGTAATCTTATTCTGGTGTTTGAGATATTGGAAGTAATTGAACAGATCGGCTGACTTGACCTGGGGGAGGGATTCCCGGTCAATATTCAATGAATATTTTGGTATGAACAGTTCAGATAACATGAAAACCCCTCTACAGGATCTTGGGAATGGATGTTATCTGTTATTTATACAAGTGCCGGGTTCCGATTAAGGTATTCCACCAGGCTGCCTGCATGATCCGAGCAGAGTGCATACCGATCATGATGTCCAGATAATTCGTCCAGATATTGATCATCTACCAGAGAACACTCACGATGCGGCATCATACACACAAACGATTCCCCACAGGCCGGGGCCCCGTAAAATCCCAACAAGTCTCCCCATGTGGTGAGGCTATAGGAATCAGTTTGATGCCAAAACGCATTCAGTCCTAGTTCATTAGCCTTTATGAGGGCCTCAGGATTTCGGGCCCTGAGTAAAACCGAATTCATCGCATAGGGGAGCCAATCAACATGGGGCTTATAACACAGAGAGGTATCCTTGGGATGATGAAAACCAAACCAGAAACAATGATCATAATACCAGGTATCTGCCAGGACATGATAGCCTTGATTGATGGCCTCATTGAGGTACTCTGGGCTATTTTCCCGTTCGGGCTGTCGGCCATATAGATTGCCTCGATGTGCCACTAAGATCATAATCTCTCCTATTTACGGCCCAACATTTTGAGTACTGATTGGTTACCTGGTGGGGGATTTCGATGATCGGCTTCACGATAGATATCCCTAAATCCATGACGCGCCAGAAGATTGCTCAGGGACGCGGCATCGAACCCATTGACATGACCCATCCCGGCGAGCTTATATTCGTCCACATTCTGAAATCCACCATAGAGATAGCTCATGGCGTTCTGCCAGGGATTGGTGTGTTGATTGAGCCAACCGATTTCACCACATTGTTCTTTCCAATCATTCTTCACAATGCGCTCGGCAATCCATCTCAGATCAGGAACGGTGACTTCAAGCATACCTTCAGGGGCTAAAATACGATAGACTTCATCCAGCACCCGATCCACATCAAAAATGGTGATATGCTCAACCACATCACCCATATACACTTTCGAAAAGGTGTTGGCAGCAAAGGGATAGGGTGTGATCAACAGATCGTGTTGGCAATTCACATAGGGCCACTTATGAAGGTCCATGCGAATGTCGGCATCTGCCTTGGGGTGGGGCCCTGAACCAATGTCAATGATCATGGTAACTCCTTCCATCGCTTCAAAATTGCCGAGGACGCATTCACTTTCTGCGTACCCCCGACACCAAAGACAAATTCATGATTATCATCCACAAACGCCGCTTCAGCATTATTTAGTGAGGTCCGATCACCCCCGTTGGCCACGACCAAATGATAGTAGGGAAACTGAGCCCGCACCTGATGGAGTAAATCTAATGCGGTGCCATCGTGATCATCAAAGGTCCTGACACTAGACACCATACGGAGATTCTGCACCAAATAGGCCCGTTCATGCCAGGGAAGGAAATAGTTACCTTTTTTAGAAATCAACCAAGAATCGGAGTTGATTCCAACAATCAGAATATCCCCCAATAACGAGGCCTCATGAAGGTAGCTGACGTGCCCGCTATGGAGAGGATCAAATCCACCTGATGCAATAACAATTTTCATAATTAAAACCTTTGGCGATAGTCAATACATGCCCGATGCAGTCCTTCAGACAAGGTGATTTTCGGCTTCCAACCTAATGATTGGATCTTCGAAGAATCCGCAAGCTTCGACATGACCCCATCAGGTTTTGTATGATCATATTCAATCTTCCCTTGATATCCAACGGCATAGGCAACTTTTCGGGCAAACTCAGATACCGGATGATCCACACCCGATCCCACATTGATCATGTTACAACGAGGATCGACAATCGATTCCCATACCGTCTTTTCGGTATTCATAACCAGAAGACACGCCTCGGCCAGATCATCCCCATACAGAAATTCGCGCCGTGGATTCCCCGTTCCCCATACCTTCACCGTAGGCAGATCGTTCTTTTTGGCATCATGGAATGTCCGAATCATACCTGCGGTGATATGCCCGTGTTCTGGATGATAGTTATCATTCAATCCATATAAGTTACACGGCAACACCGAACGATAATCGGTCTTATATTCACGATTATAGGATTCACACATTTTGATTCCCGCAATTTTGGCAACCGCATACGGTTCATTGGTCGGTTCCAGCGGGCCACGCATCAGCGATTCTTCCTTGATAGGCTGTGGTGCGTCAGTGGGATAGATACAATTCGATCCCAGGAAGACCATCTTCTTGACTCCATGTGAGGCGGCCGCATCGATCACATTAGTTTGGATCATCAAATTATTATAGATGAACATACCAGGATAGAGATTGTTGGCCAAGACCCCACCGACATAGGCCGCCGCCATATACACCTGCTCAACATCTTCCGACGAGAAAAATGATTTTACGGCCGTAGGATCGAGCAGATCCAATTCCTGGCGACTTTTCTTGATGATGTTGGATTCTTTGACGCCCGCCCGATGTAGGGCAGCACAAATGGCCGATCCCACCAATCCACGATGCCCCGCCACATAAATTTTCCCCATGTTATTTCTCCTGGTCTTGATAGTCGTGATAGATCAACTGAGAACCTAAAAACTCAAAGGCCACAGGAACTTGCTTGAGCTTCAAGGCCGTATGTACCTGTTCGTGTTTATCGGGAGGCGTCAAGAACAAAATAAATCCCCCTCCACCTGCACCCAGGATCTTGCCTCCAACGGCCCCCGCCTTGATTCCTGCCGCATAGATAGCATCAATTTCTGGGTTCGTGATGGTCGTTTCGATATCCTTCTTGAGTCTCCATTGCGTGTTCAACAAGGAGGCAAAATCATGGATTCGATCATATCCCACCCCAAACAAGACCGATTCAGCTTCTTTTGTTAATTGCTGCATTTCCCTGAGATCCACGGTCTTGTTCTGAATATTTTCGATCTTCTTCTCGGTAATATCAAAGGAATTCCGTAGCTTGGAGGTAAAAAATATCTGGACCCAGGATTCCAATTCCTTGACGACCTCGGCGCGAAGTGGCAAGGGATGACACATAAATTCCGATTGCCCACCAAACTCAATCCGATTGAATCCCCCAAAGGCAGCGGCCACTTGATCCTGTGATCCCACCGACTCACCGAGGACTTCTTGTTCCAAGGTAATGGCCAGGCGAGCAATTTCTCGTTTGGTCTTTTGTTGATGCTTCAAGGCAGAAAGACCATGAATCAACGAGACTGCAAAACTTGAACTGGAACCGATCCCTGTCCGATTAGGTAAGTCTCCATGATGGGTAATATCGATCCCTGTGTTGATCTTCATATACTTGATCGCCTCACGAATCACAGGTACCTGAATCTGATTCACCTCTTGGACTTCCTCACGATCATAGTACCGTATCCGATACTTATAATCAAATATTTCTGGTAAGGTCCGAAGCACCAAAAACGAATACTTATTGATGGTGGTCGACAGTACCGCGCCTCCATGTTCTCGATACCAAGCGGGATAATCGGTGCCTCCACCAAAAAAGGAAATACGATAGGGGGTTCGAATGATTAACATTCTACATCACCTGTTGCATCATACGTTGCTTGATTCACCCAGATATCATCCACATGATACCAGTAACCTACGGGTTGTGGGGGTTCGTGTGGAGAATCTAAAGGCCATCCAAACGCATATGTGTACACCTCCTTCAGAAGGATATATCCCTTGGATCGTAGTAATTCCCTGGAAACATCCCGCGTCGAAAATCTCTCTGGATTTATACAATCGCCTCCATAGTCTACCTCAAACGCAATGACATTGAACGTAAAGGAAGTCTCTAGGACCCGTTGTAGCACGACCCAGGATGCTTCTGGGGGCTCAATATCAATGGAAAGAAAATCAATACAGATAGGAAATTGAACGTCCCTAAATAACCGTTCATAATCTAGGGTCGTGGCATCAGTTAGAATAAAGCAACTTTGAGGTCTATAGTCTGCCCATGGCTGAGCATATGCTGGGTCCACATCGATCCCAATACCCTGCCAGCCTCTTTCCTTCTCAAGGTACCAGGTGTTACTGAACTGTTCAGGAAAGGAGCAGCCAATATCAACAAACGCGCCATGGTATTTGCCGTTAAGGATTTTATCGACCAGAAGGTCTTGCCCTAGTTGTGCGGGTCCTTTGTGCATTGCACGACCCACAGGAACATGTTGATTATCCATCCTCTACTCCTATCGCGTCAAAAATTGTCCATATTGTACGGTCACTTCCTCGCGCCAATAGTTCAACAAATCCATCATGGTATGTTCAAATGGAATTTCTGGCTTCCATCCGGTATGGGCTTCAAACTTTCTGGTGTCGGGTACTTGTAGATCCGCATCAATGGGACGAAGACGGCTCAAATCAACTTCAATCCGAATCTCATCTTTCATATCCGAAAAGGAAATCAAGGTCTTCAACATATCCTCGATTGTTGCGGTATGCGTACCCCCTATATTGTAGTACTGTCCACCAATCGGATTGACGGTCAGGAGCATATGATACGCCCGAACGGCATCTCGCACATCCGCAAAGGTCCGAAGGCTCTGAAGATTTCCCACCTTCACGACAGGGTCTTTGGTATATCCCGCTTCAATCATCGCAATTTGTTTGGCAAAGGAAGATTCCGCAAAGACATCACCCCTCCGCGGTCCCGTATGAGTAAACATCCTCGTGGTCATGACCGTCATATGATACGCCTCCGCATAATGACGACCAATCAGATCGGTACCAACTTTTGAAATAGCATACGGGGAAGCCGGATGGAAGGAACATTCTTCGTTGATCGGCAATTTTTCTTTGGGAACGCGACCAAAGACCTCGGATGACGAACAGACATGAATGGCCGCGAGCGGCGAGTACTTACGCAAGGATTCCAGAAGTCGCAATGTACCCTGGATATTGGTATCTAAGGTGTTGATCGGGGCACTAAAACTCGTCAGGGGAAAACTTTGTGCGGCCAGATGAAAGACGTAATCAGGACGGCATTCCTCGATCAGTCGGTCCAGACTTCCAGCATCGGTCAGATCACCATAACTCAAACTCACGCGATTTTTGGTATTGATTCGTTCAAGTAAATGCCCGATGTTGTGTAGGGCATCTGCCCAACGATACATGCCGACGATGTTCCAATCGGTGTGTTGTAACAGATAGTCCGCCAAATGCGATCCCACCATGCCCGTGATGCCTGTAATCAATGCTGTTTTCATTCCGCCTCCGCCGCAGTAATCATATCCCGTAAACGATTGACATAGGTGTGTTTCTCTTTGATTTTCGTCATTTGTCGAAGGATCTTGTCAAGGGTGTGGGGATCTTGTTTCATCTCACAGGCCACATCAAAGAGCGCATAGGGATTGGAATGGAATGCCACATCCCCCTCAAAAAATTCATAGGTCGCGGGACAATTCGTTAATCCTAGTTGTCCATAGCTGATGTTTTTCATGATACGGCATGAGATATACTTATTCGCTAAATGATTGCGGGGTCTGACATCCAGGGCCAAATACGCATTCGTCACCGCTAGGCGGATTTGATTCACTGGCAAGGGGTTCTGCCATGGGGTGTTGTAATAGAATGGCATCTTGTGATCGATACAAGCCCGAATAAAAGGATCAAACATTTCCTTATTGTCCTCACGGATGGTCCCACCAAAAAACGCATGATAGGGTTTCACGGGTATCCGATAGCGATCTTCGACATGAATCTCCTCTGGCATCAAATCTGTTGCCCACATCGAATAGAAGAGGGTCACAGGACCGTCTTGCTGTAGAAAGGACGTACCCTCATTGATAGGCGTACAAGCAGACTTGTCGAAGTGATAGGCATAATTCTTATCCGGTACTCCATCCACGCCCCAATTACATGCAAAGCGGAAATCAATCAACTTCCCCACCTTACCAAGATACATCGAGGCACCAGGATTCCCTTCTATGGGACCTTTGTTACCAAGATAATGAATCAGATAGGCCGATGTCGGTCTCAGGGGTAATTGATTGGAGAAACTATTCGCAAAGACCAACCATTGCTCCGAGATCACCAAGGCATGATCAAAGAATTCTACAGGGAGATGGGGGAGATCCCGATTATCGAGCCAATAGGCTGGATACCCAAGATGTTGTGCGGCCCGCATCAACGGCTCGTGGACAAAGGCATGGGTATGCCCCGAATCGAACTTGGCGCCCCAGATAATGATTTTATTATATTTTCGGCTCATATTCTTTCTAATTCCCCCATCCCCAAACCGTATCCCATTGCATTCTCTCTATTATAGTATATCCTAATAGGGTGAGAAAGTCAACAAAATTCTGCTGATGACCATTTTCAATAATCAACAGCGGATGATGGGTCATGATGGTATCAATGGCGCCCTTCAAGGCCTGGAGTTCATACCCCTCAACATCGAGTTGAATCACATCCACCGTAGGAAACTGGAAGGCATCAATCGGAACAATGGGGAGACAGAGATTCTCGCCACTGGAATCGACCCGCGCTCCCATGCCATTACCGACCATCGCGCCCATAGAAGGCTTCTCCCCAACGGCGCATTGCAGTTTGATCACATTCGGGAACTGGACATTATTGACCAAACAATAAAAATGCAGGGGATCAGGTTCAAACACATACACCGTCTTGAATAATTCCGCATAGCCACACGCATATAATCCAATGTGGCCACCGGCCGAGACGATGGTTCGTCGTTCGGTCGTATGGGTTTCCAGGACTCGTTTGAGATTCGGCCAGTCAGGCGTTAGCACACCCCAATGGCCATCATTGACCGGTGTGGTATGCCAGAAACTATTACTCAGAAAGCTGTTCTCATTCACGATACTGAGATTTTTTAGTTCATTCATGATTTGACGATGTACCATCCCTCATTGCTTACACTCACCACTTTGCTCGGATCAGGGAAGAAGGTCTTCACGGCCTGTTGGACGGTCGGGAGGTTCCAATCATGCCCGGCAAAGATTCCTCCCGGCCTGATGTGATCCCAATACAAGGTAAAATCCTTCATGACGCCTTCGAACGAATGATCCCCATCCACAAAAATGAAGTCAAGGTACTGTATCTTTGAGGAGACTCCGAATTCTAGAGCAAACTGTTCACTGGTCTGATACCGTAATTGGGCGCGTGTACCATAGGCCGACAATCGCTGAAGGGCATCACCCTTCATACAGGCCTGGCGTTCCTCACTCATGACGGTTCCGTTCCAATCGATGAATGTGGGATAATGATCCACACAGTACAGCGTTTGAAGACTCGGCAGTTCTTTGAGGAACAATTCCGCACTAAACCCTAGGCAGGTCCCAATTTCCGCCCCTACAACCGGCGCAATTGACTTGAGCGGGTCGATCAGCCCTGAAGCTGAGATGTGATTCACGCCCCACTCAATTTGCTTCTGGACCCATTCTACTGGGGGCAAATGATGGAAGGGATCGGTCGATCCTGGTATCGGGCCTCCGGTCGTACCGTCAACAGGTCTGACCGTGCCTCTGGTGGTATCAATAACGAATGCTTCTCCCATAATCTATCTCCTATCTTTATAATATTGGATATCTGACTCCACCATCTCTTCCACTAATTCAGTAAAATCAATCGAATGTTTCCATCCCAATTTCCTATGGGCTTTTGTAGGATCGCCGAGCAAGACTTCGACTTCTGCTGGACGATAGAACTGGGGGTTCACGGTCACATAATTTATGTAGTTCAGACCCACATACTCAAAGGCCGCCTGAACAAAGTCTAGGACCGAATGTGCCACTCCGGTAGCAATGACATAATCATCGGGGGTATCCTGTTGGAGCATGAGCCACATGGCCCGAACATATTCTTTGGCATGCCCCCAATCACGGAGGGCATTCAGATTCCCCAAGGACAGTTCTGTGGCTTGCCCTAATGAAATCTGGGCGACCGTGGAACTGATCTTTCGGGTCACAAACTCAAATCCACGGCGAGGTGATTCATGATTATACAAGATGCCTGTGGAACAATGGAGTCCATACGCTTCCCGATAGTTACGGGTCAATTCATATCCTGCCACCTTGGAGATCCCATAGGACGAACGAGGATGAAATCGGGTGCCTTCATCCTGAGGCATGGCTTCGACTTTCCCAAACATCTCACTTGATCCAGCAAAATAAAATCGAGTACGGGGAGACGCATCCTTTAAGGCAGAGAGGACATGATGGGTGCCACCAATGTTCGTCTGGAGTGTGGAGAATTCATCTTCGAACGAATAGGAGACAAAGCTTTGTGCGGCCAGATGGTAACACTCGTCTGGTTGTAATTTGGTGAAGACTCGATAAATGCTCGGATAGCTTTCCAAGGAGGCCGCATGAAGATGGAGACGGTCTTTGAACGGCAGCAAGCGGTGCATCCGATGGCTCGGATCTTCTATGGCGACTCGTCGCACGATGCCGTGGACCTCATACCCCTTCTCCAGGAGCAGTTCGGCGAGGTATGATCCATCCTGCCCGGTAATCCCGGTGATCAGTGCTGTTTTCATTGTTGCACCAAGAGAAGAATGTCATCCACACATTGTTTGTTGGTATGATTACCGACGGTATAGCTGTAGGCTTCATCTCGCGTGAGATCAGAGACGCCTTTGAATTGTCGCATATAGGCGATCAATTCTTCCTCCCATTGATAAGTGAATCCATAATCCCGCATCGTTTCTGCGCCTGCCATGAAATAGGCCGCCCAGGGTGTGTGATTCAACATAGCTTCCAACAGCACGATACCAAATCCCTCTGAGGTCGAGTGCATAATATACAAATCTGCATCCTTGATGCCAGCCAAGACTTCTCGACGATCTGGCATCATCAGGACCTTGATCTGGTCCGTGGGTCCAATCACAGGAGCAGACTGCCAACAATCATATCCAGTCAGGACTAAGGTCACATCCTTTCGATTCGCCTTTCGAAACGCCTCAACCAAACGGACCATATTTTTATTGGGCCAATAACCACCACAGGAAATAAACATATATTCGGTTGTGATCCCATAACGGGTCCGAAATGCTCCCTGGGGACTCTCAGAGACCGAATCATCCAAATTGATCCCATAACGGTATTGCATACACTTCATTTCCACCCCATGCTTCTTCACATGCCTCCAATCCGCCAGGGTCGAGGCCCCGATATATCGCGCAGTCTGGAGGGCCTTCACACAGGTCGGAGAATTCGACGGAAGAATCAACAGATACAAGATGGGAGACGGAATATTCGGCGCATGTTCCAAGACAAAGTTTTGCACATTGACATCGCCGCCATGGACAATGATCAGATTCCACGGATGGAGGAGTATTTCTAGGTTGTTCGACACATGGACCCCATTCAGATCCCCCTGGTGTTGACCTGCAAACACCCAGGTCTCTACGCCTCGACGGACCATTTCCTCGGCCATGTTCTTGACATTGTTCTCCGATCCGCCTGGATAGGGAGCATACCGATGGACTACAAACAGTATTCTAATTGCCATACTTGGCCTCATAGATCGCCTTCAGGGCAGGCACACGATCATACTGATGGACCAAATAATGTGGGGTGCCGTGGGAGGTACAGACTTGATCATTCAAGACAATAGGAGCAGGCTCCAAAAGAAGCGGTCGATAGACCCCTATTTTGTTTGGGTCCATCGTCGTACCGAGTTGTGCAGCCCATCCATCTTCTGATGTGGCACTATACAAATGTCGATGATAAGCTTCGGTATTCAACAAGATGTTCAATGCCGCTTGATCGGGCCCGCCACCCCCAGGCTGATGGTGTTTGGTCCCATTCGACAACAGATAGATCGAAAGGAATAGACCTAATGCCGTCTCAAACTTTGCAGCAAACGATCCACAGTTATGAATCGCGGCATCCAATAACGAGGTACCGACCGCGGGTCCAAACGAAGAAAGAAGATTATTCACACCCCATTCTTCATCCCGATAGCGCATCGATTCACTGGCCGCCACCACAGCAGGAGACTCACCTTGATTGTCCCATTGATTGAAATACTCTGAGGGATTGCGTTGAAAGACCACATCCTTGACATCGGTAGCAATAACATACCGAATATCATTCTTTATCTCAGGAGAGAGTTGGCGCAGGAAGATCCAATAATGGAGGAAGCGATTCACTACAATAGACAATGAAGGATCAGCACTAAACGTACCAAAGTCATCCACATAGAGACCACCAAGAATAAATCCTCGGCGAGCAAGTTGATCGGAGGTATCGCTGTCGATGTTGTAACACACCAACATCTTATACCCGTCGAACCCCGATTGCTCTAAGGAATTGGCCCACAGTTTGATCTGATCGAAGTTGTAGTTGCTGATAGCACCGATCACAAGGTCTTTCATAATGACTCCATATTATAAAGGTAGGTTGGGCGGTTCTCCTAGTATATATACGACTTCTTCTTGAGGGGCCGTGGCTTCGGACTCGACCCAGAGGTCTCGGGTATACTTCTCCCAGGCATCGATCATCTCTTGCGTCTTGTCGCAACCACCAAACTTCATCTTATGTGGTCCAATTCTTGGTCGCATTAAAATTCGCTTGAGAGAAATTCAAACGATCTACCAGCTTCACGACTCCGCCTTTCAAGTGGTCCACGGCCACAAAGCCTTCAGGTTTCGTCACCGTCAATCCCCCATCGGCAGAGCGAAGGAAGGTGCCCATAGACTTCGCCGTTTCCAATTTTCTGACAATCTGTATTTTAGCATCATTCAGCAGATTTGTCAAGAGAAAAATTTTGACCAGTTCGGCATAGGACGACCGGTAAAACCGCAACCATTCACTCTTTTCGGCCAGACGCTTATGTTTGGTTGCTGGTAGCTTGGCTTGTAGGATAGATTCATTGGCCTGTTGTTCGACCCAGCGAGTTAATGCTAGAACATGATCTTTGGCGGTCGGTTGCGCCTTTCCTGCTCGTATCAGGGAATTGTTGTACTGCTTGATCTGTCCTAGCAGCGTGGCATCCAAGGAAATTCGATTCAACACTTTACCATCGATGCTCTGAAACACCCGGCCCGCTTGGGCTAATAGATCCCCCAGGACTGTTGATTCCACTTCGGTAAAATTTGCCGTACCTGATTGATCCACAAATGACGCATCCCGATACCATACATCGGCCGTATGACGCAAGGCGCCGATATCCACTTTGAAGGACGCCTTCATAGATGCCATCGTGGGACCATGATAGGTCGTATGAAACACCACACCCAACTTGGAAGCGCGAATACGATTGGCTAAGACCGAGTCACTTGGAATCGCATACACAATCGTATTCGGCTGAAAGGTGAGATATTTTTCCCCATCAATCACATCCTTTTGCAGATCGCCGTGGGTATACAGCATATCACCCTGAAGGACACCAGTAATACCGAGTTTGGGTAGATGTTCCAAGGCAATCAACAGCTTGTTCTGAAGACCTTCGGAGGCATGATTCCTCTTGATATCCGCAGGGGTATAATTCAATTTCGCCTCCTTCGCAAAGACCCCTTTGGTCCCCACAAAGAATCGACCATTGTCAGGATTGATACCACAAAAAATAGCCGGTGCTCCGTCCCATTTGGTCGTGATATTGATATGAGATTCCACATGACCTGTCAACATCTTATGGAGAGACAACAGAAAGGTCACGGCCCTCCGAGCACCAGTCACACCGCCATTAAAGACTTCATCTTCCAGGTGTTCAAGATGGAGGTTCTTGCCTTCGGCGGATTCTGTGATAAAGGAGGTAAAGGATGTTGTCATAGTGGCTTTCCTGTTATTTGGCAATAACAAACTTACCGGATAAATCGGAACGGGAAGTAATATACGAAAACACCAAACGAACAAATTCTGTGCTTTTCTTTTTGTCGCGTTCTAACCAATCCCTAAAGATAGGAATGACTGGATTCGACACATGGAGCGCACTAGATTCGCTCCTAGCTCTATCATATGCCTCACGATTACGGGTTTTTAGTTGTGTCATAACAGGGGTACGAACCAGTTGCTTATATTTGTCATTTCCCGTCTCATATAGGGTGTTGAATTTCCGGCTAAATGTGGTATTACCATCGGTGATAGACATAAGATCAGCAAGAATAGAAACCGAACCAATCGATCCTTCGCGGGCTTCCTTTCCTGTTTCCACAACCTCAAATTTCATTGCAGCAGTTGACGCATCGTGTCGCCATTTCAAACGCCGACCTTTATTCGTGGTATCAAAATATATTTCAAACGATCTACTAACCGTTTTCCCATCAGCTTTAGGTTTGACCCATGGCGACCACACAACATGCCCGGCATACACATATTCTCTCATGTAGTCGATTTCATGCTTCCGATCAAAATTGACTTTGAGGATTGTGACCTCTTTTTTCGTTGTCTTTTTAAGCGACAATGGAAGTAATTCCCCTAGATCGATCAAATGACCCACTTCGGAGTTGAGTGTGATGAAATCCAAAGGAAGACTCTGATGTTCCAAGAGAAGGGTTTTGATTTTTCGTTTCGCCTTTTCAGACGCAAAATAAATGTCGGCAGGACTCCATTTATTAACATCCCCAAATACCAGATGATGTTTCCCACCTGGTAGTGAGGACGCTTTCTTCTGTGTCTCGTTCGCCAACTTAAATAATTCCTCAACCGATTTCATCACATCTTCATCACCGCGCGTATAGATGAAGTCAGACCACTTCGGTTGTTTAATGCGAGTGAACTTACCTGATACATCAGTGATATCACTAATCAACTTCTTTGCGATATTCATCGAAGAGACATACCAATCTAGATTTTTACTAAAAAACGACTCCAGGTCCCTCAACGTCACCCCAGGAGTTTTTACATGGGTCGAAAATACCGTGGCCAGGGGCATTGATTTTTGAGTCTTTTCCCATTCCATCTTAAATGAGGAAAAGGTGGGATAGACCTCAGTATCTAACATTTTCTTGGCACCAGCAGCACCAAGATAATCTGCAAGCGCACAAAATAATGCTTGGGCACTTTCAGCTAAAGACGTTGGATCAGCCATTATATCCTCCAATTCCTTATTTATGTTTTAATTCCGTTGAAGTTCTTGGTCCTTCGGATCATCGTTTTGTGTGTAGTCGCCGGTTCTCCAGGTCCGGTCAACATACGTTGTTGATTTCCTTCAATGAGTTGTCCCGACCCTTGGATATTGAGTTGGGCATCCTGGGCCACATCAAACAATTTCATACGACTTTTATCGACCCCGATCACAAACCGTTTGTTGATATTGGGATCGGAATACCGATTCTTGAGTTGCTTAATCATGTATTGCCCCATGAGTTGCAATTCTTCGGTCTCAATGATCGCGCACATGAAATCGGCGGTCATAGGAAGACCAAAAGACTCAGAGGTATCGGTCATATCTACATCTGAGTTATCAAATCCCTGACGATTAGTTTGTGTGGCCGACACGACTGGCACTTTACATTCAACCGCGAATCCTCGGAGTTCTTCGGCAACACTTTTAATGTATTGATATGACGAGACATTCCCTCCCGCCTTGATCCTGGCTGACGCACAGATATTCAAATAATCCACAAAAATGATATCCGCCTTGAAGGATCGCTTCAAGGCTAATTCGGCGACCAATGCCCGAAAATGGAGGGTCGACGCTCCGGCAGTGGGGTATTCTTTGATAATCAGTTTACCCTGAGTCCGACTTCTGAGTGCAGAGAACTTTCTGGTATAGTCATCCTTACTCACCGCCAAGATGTCATCCAACCGAACATTCAAGAGGTTTGCATCAACCCGTTTGGCGATCTGTTCTTCTGCCATTTCCAATGTGATGTATAGGACGTTTTTACCGATGGACATGGCGGCCGCCGCCATATGGGCCATGACCAAAGTTTTTCCAACCCCTGTCCCTGCCAATAGGATGTTCAGTGTCTTTTCCCAAAATCCGCCCTTGGTAATCTTATTGAAGAAATCAAGATCGAAAGGAATGCGCTTATGGGTACGATGATAGAATTCATATCGATCATCCGATTGTTCCATATAATCGTGACCGACATGGGTATCAAAGGTGATGCCTAATGCTTTCGAGAGGAGATCGGGAATGGAATTTTTATTCTTCTTCCCATCTTTATTGTCGATGATGGAAACCACTTCTAGTACCGCGTTATAGATCGCTTTCTCCTGACAGAACTTTTCAGTTTGATCAATAAGCCACGGCACATCAGTTGGATTATCCTTGTCTTGATAACATTGCTTGAGAACTTCAATCGAACCGCGGACCTCTTCTTCCCTCAAGCTCACCGCTTCAGTCAGATTAATGACCAGGGCTTCATGGGTGGGAGCAGTATTATACTTGGTGACAAATCGATTGATTTCCTCAAACACCAGCCGTTCGCAGGTATCACTGAAATAGGAAGTCTGAATATGAGGAAGAACTTTACGGAGATACGGTTCGTTATAAATCAGATTTTTGAGGATTGATAATTCCAATCGAATCATTCGTGGTGCCTTCCCGCAGTAAAATAGATTCCAATACCTGGCCCGCTATCGTCACAAACTCACGATCTACCTTGAGTTTCGCGCTATCAAAGCTGGCTGTATCTATGAATGAATATTTGAAGGAGAGTTGTCCAGTTCCGCCATGCTCCGACACCCGGACGTTGAGATAACAATACTCCACACCCCGATATACGGTCGTCAACAGCTTGACTGTAGAGATCGGGGGAGAGTCATCCCCAATGATATACTCACCTAAAACATAATCGACATTTTCACACAGCGTCTTCGGCGTCTTCTTCCTCGTCAACCACCGATACAGTCTTGAGAATATTCCCATAGGCCACCTCATATTTCTTCCTCATAAAATTCCGAAACTCTGGGTCGATCAAGATGCTTTCCCAAAATTCCTTGGTCAGTGTCTCTGCTTCGCGCACCTTCTTGGTATCGCCTTTCTTGAGATACCACCCCACCAACGGCTTGGTCACATGCCCGGATTCCAGAGCGGTTTCCAACAAACCGGAGTATTGCTCAATGCCGCCATCAAAGGTCACAGAAATAGGGATACGACTCTTTTCTTTGACAAAACGAGACTTCTCCACATTGATAATGAAGTTGTATCCCTGAAGTTCGGTACCGTCTTTCTCCTGTTGCCGTCCCATGAACCACACCGTATCAGAATTGTTCATGAGTCCAGTGCCTCCACCCATGATATCCTTGGGATAGAGACCAATCTCTTTGTAGGTATGATTCACGACAATCATTGGGATGTCCTTGATACGCAAGTGGATCGTGACCATGCGAAACAACGATTTCAGTGCCTTGGCGCGGGTCATATCCGCAACAGACTTTCCTTCCAAGGCATCATCTACTTCCTTCTTGGATGCCAGAGTACCCAAGGAATCGACAATGATGATCACATGATCGCCTTTTTTGATTGAGGCAAGCTGTGTCATAATATCATGCTTCAAGACTTCAACATCCGTGACTGGTGTATGAATCACTTTATCCATATCAATCTTGAATGCCTCGAAATAGGATTTGGGTGTGCCGAATTCAGTATCATACAACAGAATGGCGGCATCTTTAGGATACTTGTCCAGATACGCTTTGGCCAACAGCAAGGCAAAGTTACTCTTGAAATACCGAGACGGTCCTGCAATCGTTGTGATACCTGGCGCAAGTCCACCTTCCAGACTCCCAGATAATGCCACATTGATCATAGGCACCTCTGTGGTGATCATATCCTTTTCATTGAATAACACGGAGTCAGACAAGACATCCGTTTCCTTGATGGTTGAATTCTTTTTCAGCGTATCTAAAATGCCCATTATGTCTCCTGATGTGGTGTTAAAATTTACGGAGGGTCTCGACCAGTGCTGCAAAGATATAGTCTTTGGCGCGTTGTTCCACGGGAAGTTCGCCATATAATACCATACAAGGATGTTCCTTTTTATCGGCATCCTTAATGGGGCCATAGACCCAACCATCTGCCTTCTTGAAGTTATACCAATTGGTATGGCTCGCGTCAGGACTGGAATCAGGATGCGCCAAATGAAAGGTCACCCCATCCAGGGCAGATTGCTTGATATTCGCAGGCACCATGCTCCAAGGCAACTGGGTGTAGTCTCCCAAGGCATGGCAATACGCACGATTGGCTTCATGACAGGCTTCGGCAATTTGCTCATAGGTTAAACGCATACATCCTCCATTCGTTATATAATATCATATCCACACAAAAAAGTCAATGACTATCTTCTATCACCCTCACAGGCACAATATCGTTGCCACTACCATAACAATTATCTATGGCACAATACCACATCCAATAGTGGGGACCGGGGCCTACAAGTCGGCGCCCATAGACTTTCCTGGTGCTGGGGTATTCTGCTCCGCACCGGGTACAATGCACCAAATGACCTGGAACAATATGGCATCCTGGTATGTATTCAAAGTGGTCTTTCATGAAAAGAAATCCTCCAAACTCAATTCCACTTCCGGCTTCCAACCAATCACTTTGAGCACAATATTCAAAGGATCAAGAAAGGATTTCATGAACTGTGCTTCATAATCCACACAAAGTTGTAACTGAAATTCTTTGGGGCATCGCGTCAAAAACGCCATAACATAGGAGTTAAATCGGTTTGGTTCACGAAGATAGA